TGGATGCATTTGTCAGGTACTACAGAACCATGTTCGGCACCTTCGATTTCACACCGCCTGACAGAGAAGTTTTCTTGGACCATCTGACACGTAACAGCTCCAATGGGTACATGTACCAAGGCAAAGCAAAAACAGTTGCTGACTTGGTCAAGAACCACTGGGATGAGGTGCGCACTGTTCTCCACAAGATAGAATTCGGAGGGCATCTGAATATGACATTTCATTCAAGCCCGAAAGTTGAGAAGAAGGAAATAAGTTCCCTTCTCGAGGAGTCCATACCTAGACTCTTTCTTTATCGGTGTGGTGATGTTCGCACAGCCAAAGTGTACTTGAGTTATCAATTGAATCAATTGATGAAAGATCGCACTTATTGGCATTCAGCTTGTTGCGGGGACATGTTCAAGAAAGCGGAAATCATTTGCTCGGCGTATGAGAAGTATGAGAACCCGGCCGGTTGTGTCTTTGAAGCTTCAAAGTGGGATGGTCACGTCTGTGGGGAGTTATATGTCAAGGAGAGAATGCTGTTGGTGGAGTTGCTCAGAGGGAATGACACAGCCAAAAGGTTGTCTACAATGCTCCACAGCATGGCCAAGTATGACATATATGGCTCTGTTTATATGTGTTCAGGTGATTTAGTCATTTTTGATAGAGCCAACAAAAAATCAGGTGAAGATGACACCTCTTATGGTAACAAAATCAAAAACGATATGATTGCTTGCCACCTGATATCCCATGCTTTGAACATTCAACCTTTTGACACTTTCAGGCGTGTTACTCAGATCACTGAAGGGGATGACAAAGAGATCATAGGCGAATTGGCAGACATTGAGAGAATTGCTGATTTCAGGAATGAAATATATGACAGTTATGGAATGCCCCAAAAAGGGCCTTCAGCTGTTATAAGAAGACCTGAAGATAGCACTTTCTGTAGCCATGGTTCAACCCGCTTGTCCAATGGTATTGCTGTTCCAATTAGAGATCTCCATGAAGTTTTAGGGCGCCACATTGTTCCGCTAGCCAATGGTCAATTTAATATTGATTTTGGTATGGCTTCTCGCTCTTTAACTTCCGTGATCTCGATGGTGGCTGTCTATTGGTATCTACCCCATGTAAGGAACTTCTATTATGTGATTCGTGAGGTGATACCAAAGGACGTTATACCAGCGGCTGTGTCTCGTGAGCAGAGATGGAAGTTTTATCATATGATCGGTATAGACAACCCCACAAAGTTTGAGCTGGAAGATTATTTGGTAGAGCGATTTGGATACACACCTTATGACGGCAGGGTCAATGAGTATGCTCGGGGAGTTTTGAACTTGGATGATTTCAATGGTCTCTTGTATCTCAAGGCACCGTACTTGATTGAAAAAGTGCGATCACTAATGCATGAATCCGGTGACATCTTTGATGTGGCAGTCTGGTATGAGGAGATGGTTGATTATGATATTATTGTTCGTGATGTGAAATACTGGGACAATAAAGGGTTCTCAACTCAGCTTTTAGCTGAGAAACCACACCAGTTGAGAGAGTCATATCTAAATGGACTAACTCCTCACACAGGCGTTCAATTTGGATCATTCATTTCAATATTGGGTCGCGTCAAGGCTCCAGTTCTACACCTGATATTCTCTGATCAAGTAGGGTCTCATTTAAGTTGGGCTATGAACACACTAACAACATCTAGAGCGAAAAACTCTGGCTTTAAAGGGAGGAAGATTGTTTTCAGTACCCTTAGTTGTGAAGGTGAATTCAACCAGCTTAAGAGCATAAGCACTGGATTCTTTTCGTTTTTGCGGATGATGATCGTTGCACTGGGATGTGGCTATTTCATAATGACTAACAATATTCTAGGATTAGTAGCTTTGTTAACCGTGGTGTGTGGAGCGCCTCAGAGTTTGAGCCGGAGCTTTGTTCAAACCAACAAGTACACGATCCGAGGATTGACTGTCAGATCTGATCTTGCCACAGTCGTATCATTCACTGGACCAATCCGAAATAAGATACTAACCATCAAGCATGAACCTTCTGCACCACTCGTTCTAGGGCCTGCTAGGGTTGCAGCTTACTTGAATGTAGGCGGCAAGGAGCTTAAGTACTCATTGAAGAAAAGGACTGCCATTGACACACTGAATCTACTGCAGAAAACGGCTAGGAGATTTGGCGTCCTTATTTTTGATGATAATGGTGACTTGCACCCCTACCTGTACTACAACCAGGAAGCTGATGCTAGAATAACTTCTGCTGCTGTCTCGAAGAAACGTAATGAGATTGCACAGCTTTTGGGAGTTGAATCAAGCAAGCTTTTGCCGGTCAAGGAATGGAAGTGCAATGGATCAATGCTAACAGTCACTGACTGGCATGGGGAGTACTCTTATGGACAGTTGGAGCGACCTTTGAGCAAAATGATGTCTTTGGAGGGGCGCATTACGAGCACGGTTATGTTTATTAGGATCAGTGATTGCCCTATGTTGCGATGGGATCACACAGACTCCAACAAGTACGTGTTCGCAACAGCACCTCGTCTGAGTATCATTCCGTTCTTTGGACTAGTGTTTGGTGAATCCACCAGTGATGACAACGTTGATATTTGCAAACCTTATGACGCTGATCTTCTACAAGATGCTACACAGTTGGAGGTAGTGTCTTTCAACAACAAGGCGCCATTGGCTATTTTCAGAGGTGGTTCTACAGGAGCAGGAGCCGATGAGGAGAGCAATGTGCGCCACATGATCGTGTATAAGGCAAAAGATATCGAAATGCTGTCCGGGTACAGATGTGATTTCAAGTTTACAAGCGTGAGGAAACGCTTGTCAGTAACGCTAAAAGGAGACTTGAATTATGTCAATGATCATGCCGTGGCAGCTAAGTTGTCTTATGGTGAAATGGGTTCAGCAGCAGTGATTGTTTGTCCTGAGGGGAATGAAGCGCCGGATCGTGTGTTGAATTGTATGGCGACTGGATCGGTAGTTTTGTTGATTGATAGTACCTTCTGCCTTGGAAAATATGGGTGGATGGAACGGATGTGTATCGACGGATACAATGTCCTCAGGTGTGAGGCTTCGGTTGAGCGAATCTCCGAAAAGTTGAGGTGGGCGAAAGACCACCACACTGAGTTGGAGAGGATTGGTTCCCGAGGTCAAGCTCTTGCCAGGACTTATTTGAAGGACGAGACTCAGATGGAGTATTTTGAGAGTGTCGTGAATTTGATCAGCAACGCAAACACTGGGTTCTCTTCAAATGTGAAGGATGTTGTGTCCTGGTTCATTAAACCAAGGGGACAACATTCAGTCATGTTTGTTGATAGAGAGCACAGTTACGCGCATGGATCTGGCCTGAAC